GGCATTACCGGAAATACATTTACCAGCATGTGCCTTCGCCACTTTACCTTTTGAGAATTGGCGAGGTACTATGCGGTATCGTTTTCAGATTGTGTCATCTGCCTACCATAAGGGAAGACTTAAAATCGTCTATGATCCATATGCATTTGCGTCTAATGAGTATAATACTAATTACACGTATATTGTGGATATAGCCGAGGATAAAGACTTTACGGTAGACATTGGATGGGGTAATGCTCATCCGTGGGCTCAAGTTTCAGGTCCGGGTAGATTGGGCGATCTTTTCGATCCACCATTTGAAAACGGTCCAACGACTCCATCATCCCCACCACTACGGCGCGCTAACGGTGTTTTGCGCGTATATGTGGTGAACGAACTTACCATTCCCAATTCCACAATTAATAATGACGTTGCTATTAATGTTTTTATTTCAGCTGGGGAAGATTTATGTGTTGCTAATCCCAACTTTCGTATTGATGATTATTCGTATTTTAATGCACCTAGTCTCATCGCCCCCCAGGGCGAGGATGAGATGCAAGCTACGGATCAGGATACGACAGATGAACCTAGTAAACCTATGAATCAAGAGACTGATCATTTGATGTTAGCCAGGCAAGATAACGCCACGGCTTATGATCATGTGTTTTTTGGGGAAACCATAACATCATTCCGTGCACTATTAAAGCGATATAATAGGGCATATTTTACTACTACACGGTTACCATCGGCTAACACCGTATATTTAACTCGTGTAATAAGAAGGGCTTTTCCTCCTTATCGCGGTTTTGCACCTGGGGGAGAATATTCCACAGCACAAGGCGATTATAATTATGGTAATATGACATTATTAAATTATTTGACGCCTGCTTATGTGGGATGGAGAGGTTCACTTAGATATAAAGTGGGCTTCATACAAGGGGCCACTTCTACCGTTAATTCTGTTATAGTTGTAAACAGACTTCCCGGTAGTGGTGAAGGAACTAGTGCCGATGCTACCGTTTTGAGCACCATTAACCCAGTTGCCACACTATCTGTGTTGCAAGAAGGGTTGGTGTCCACGGCATCCGGCGCACATGCTACAGCGACAG